CTTAAAGTACCTTCCTCTAAATGGCTTATCTGCCAAACACCTTAACTGGTAGCCTCTAGTTGGCTAAATCGCCAACACCTAAGGTGCCACACTCCAAATCCCAAATCGCCAACACTTACAATGTATTGTAATTTGAACTAATTACTTTGAATTGTAAAATAATGCTTGACATTTAACTTAAAATGGATATAACTGTATAACATGATTGAATCAACGGATGTAATGAATACACGAACTGATGATATGCTTCTTGAAAAGATGTACAAGATGCTCAATCAGAACAAATTGATGCAAGCAGACCTGCCTCACTCTACTACGTACTACGTAAGAGAAGCATTACACGAAAGGACAGGCAAACGCTACACATTCAAACAGATCACAATGGCTATTGCCCTATTTAACAAAAGAAAGAACGAGACTTTATGAGAACACTATCAGAACAGCAGCAGTTATTTCTACAGGTACTCTTTGAAGAGGCTAATGGATCTATTGTGGAAGCTAAGAAGCTGGCTGGCTACTCTGCTAGTACCTCTACTACTTCTATTGTTAAGTCTTTGAAGGATGAGATAGCAGATCACACCCAGATGTACATTGCCCGTAACGCACCTATGGCTGCAACAGCTATGGTGTCAGCACTACGAGATCCTACACAGCTAGGATTGAAAGATAAGATGAATGCTGCTAAAGATATGATGGATAGAGCAGGATTTGCCAAGACAGAGAAGGTGGAAGTTAAAACAACAGGGGGCATAATGCTCCTACCACCTAAACAAGATTAGCAGGAACACTAAGCACTTACGCCTAAGATAAGATAACTATAATGAGTGGCCTATAGTGTTCCTGCTTCCCCTACAGGAAGTAATAACATGGAAGCAATAGCAATGCCCAGTGCAGGTGAGTACGAATTACCTGACATTGATATGGATTCATACGAATGGGTGCCTATACCTCGCATAGGTAGGACAGTACCCTTTGGATACATGCTATGTGAAGATGATAACGATATACTTATACCTATACCCGATGAACTAGAGTTACTAGAGCAAGCTAAGAAGCATCTGAGGATGTACTCCTACCGAGAAGTATCGGCATGGCTAACAACTCAGGCAGGTCGTAGCATTTCACACATGGGTTTAAAGAAGAGAGTAGACAGTGACAGGAAAAACAAGACTAAAGCTAGAAGCGCAAACTACTGGGCCGAAAGGTACGCCAAAGCCAAAGCAATTGCGGAAAAGTACGAAGCGCACCGCAAAGGTGCAAGAAACTTTGCAGACAGACGATTCACCTAGCCCTATAGCCTTAGCAGAACAGCTAGAACAAGTAGATGTAGCTGATCAGAATATAATCTTCTCACCTAACAAAGGGCCACAGACAGATTTCTTGGCTGCTGGTGAGAGAGAAGTACTATATGGTGGTAGTGCTGGTGGTGGTAAGTCATACGCAATGTTAGCTGACCCACTACGTTACATTACACACCCACAGTTCTCAGGTTTAATACTACGTCACACTACAGAAGAACTACGAGAGTTAATCTGGAAGTCTCAGGAGTTATACCCTAAGATAATTCCAGGCATTAAATGGTCTGAACGTAAGATGACATGGACTGCACCATCAGGTGGTAGGCTATGGTTCTCCTACCTAGACAAAGATGATGACGTATCTCGTTACCAAGGTTTATCTTTCTCTTGGGTTGGCTTTGATGAGCTTACTCAATGGGGTACATCCTACGCATGGGATTACCTACGATCACGTTTACGTAGTACTGCAACTGATCTTCCGATTTACATGAGGGCATCTACAAACCCAGGAGGTCGTGGTCATGCTTGGGTAAAGAAAATGTTCATTGACCCTGCTCCATATGGGGAGCCGTTTGATGCAACAGATTCTGAAACTGGCAACCCAATGATATATCCATCGGGCCATTCCAAGGAAGGACAGGCTCTATTTCGTAGGAAATTCATTCCTGCAAAGTTATCCGACAATCCTTACTTGACTGAGACTGGCGATTATGAAGCAAACTTACTTTCACTACCTGAACAGCAGCGAAGACAACTGCTGGAAGGGGATTGGGATATTGCAGAAGGTGCAGCTTTCCCTGAGTTTAACCGCACTATACATGTGGTGGAACCTTTTGAAATACCCAATAACTGGACTAAGTTCAGGGCTGGAGACTATGGCTATGGCTCTTACTCCGCAATTGTTTGGTGCGCTGTAGCTCCTGATAATCAGATCATTGTATACAGAGAGATGTACGTTACTAAAGTATTAGCAGAAGATCTAGCTGACATGATACTAGAAGCAGAGCATGAGGATGGTGGCATACAGTATGGAGTACTAGACTCCTCATGCTGGCATAAACGAGGCGACACTGGCCCTAGTATAGCAGAACGAATGGTTGTTAGAGGATGTAGATGGCGACCTTCTGATAGGTCAAAGGGTACACGTATATCAGGTAAGAACGAATTACATAGAAGGTTACAGTTAGATGACTTCACTCAAGAGCCTCGTATGGTTATATTTAATACCTGCAATCATCTTATCTCTCAGCTACCTACTATACCTTTAGATAAAAAGAACTCAGAAGACATAGATACAAATTACGCACACGATCACTTATATGATGCACTTAGGTATGGGCTTATGTCTCGTCCTAGATTTGGTGTATTTGATTATGATCCTGCAACAGCACGACCTAATGCACAGTATTTAGCTGACCCAGTAATGGGTTATTAACTTAACATTTTGTGAGTAGCAAATGGAAGAAGATCAAATCCCCGAACTAAGTACCGAAACCGCAGCACTTGAAGATGTGTCAGAAGCGTCAGAAGAGAAGCTGTATGTAAGTCGTTTAGTTGATATAGTAACTACCCGATTCTCTAGTGCAGAGACTTCACGTAGGCAGTACGAAGAACAGTGGTTACGAAACTACAGGAACTATCGTGGTGTTTACAGTGAAGCAGTTAAGTTCACTGAAGCTGAGAAGTCCCGTGTATTTATTAAGGTTACTAAGACTAAGGTACTAGCTGCCTATGGTCAGATAACAGATGTACTATTCAGTGCAGGACGTTTTCCTTTATCTGTAGATCCTACTGTTCTACCTGAGGGAATCTCAGGTGATGTACATTATGATCCTCTTGAAAAAGAACTAGAAGGTTCGGATGGGGCAGAGTCTCCTTACGGATTTGCTGGAGATGGTAATGATCTACCTGCTGGTTCTACTGAGTCTTCTCTTATGCTAGGCCCACTAGAAGAAAAACTACAGGGTAAGGATCTTAAAGAAGGCATGGGTAGTTCACCTACCTCTGTTAATTATAATCCTGCTATGCTTGCTGCTAAGCGTATGGAGAAGAAGATACATGACCAGCTAGACGAGTCAGAGGCTACTAAGCAACTACGCTCTGCTGCATTTGAGATGCCACTGTTTGGTACAGGTATAATGAAAGGCCCAATGGCAGTGGACAAAGAATACCCAGATTGGGACGAGGAAGGTAACTATACTCCTATTACTAAGACTGTACCTAAAGTATCTTACGTATCTGTTTGGGATTGGTATCCTGACCCTGATGCTTCTACTGTTAGTGATTGCCAATACTCTATCCAACGTCACAAACTAAATCGTAGTCAGCTACGTGATCTAAAGCGTAGACCTTTCTTCCGTAACGATGTCATTGAAGATGTTATCAATCAAGGTGAGAGTTACGCTAAGAAGTACTGGGAAGATGATTTAAAAGACTACCAGACAGACACAGGTGTTGATCGCTTTGAGGTACTAGAGTACTGGGGCGTTATGGACATGCAGACTATTGAAGAGCATGACATTGAGATTCCAGAAGAACTAGAGTCTGCTGATGAACTTCAAGTTAACATATGGTTGTGCAATGACCGAATCATACGCTCTGTGCTTAATCCATTCAAGCCTGTACGTTTACCTTACTACGCTGTGCCGTATGAGCATAACCCTTACTCTATTTTTGGCATTGCTTTAGCAGAGAACATGGATGATACCCAGACTCTTATGAATGGCTTCATGCGTATGGCTGTGGATAATGCTGTGTTGTCAGGCAACTTGATCTTTGAAGTTGACGAGACTAACTTAGTTCCTGGCCAAGACATGCAACTATACCCAGGAAAAGTATTCCGTAGGCAGGGGGGTGCGCCAGGTCAAGCATTGTTTGGTACTAAGTATCCTAACGTGTCAGGTGAGAACTTACAGCTATTTGATAAGGCACGACAGCTAGCAGACGAGTCTACAGGCTTACCTTCTTTCTCTCATGGACAGACAGGTGTTACAGGAGTAGGCCGTACCTCTAGTGGTATTAGCATGTTGATGAATGCTGCTGCTGGTGGGGTAAAGACTGTAATAAAGAATATTGATGATTACTTGTTAGGCCCAATGGGTAAGAGTTTCTTTCACTTCAATATGCAGTTTGATTTTGATTCTAGTATACGTGGTGACCTAGAAGTTAAGGCCCGTGGTACAGAGTCACTAATGGCTAACGAGATCCGTAGTCAACGATTGATTCAGTTCTTACAGGTAGGTGCTAATCCTGCCTTGGCTCCTTGGATGAAATCACAATACATCATTCGTGAGATTGCTAAATCAATGGAGTTAGACCCTGATAAGGTTACTAACAATATTGAAGAGGCACAAGAGCAAGCTATGATAATGCAGAAGCAACAAGCCGATGCACAAGCGGCTGCACCTCCACCAGAGGGTGCGCCTAATACAGCAGGTGCTGATAACATTGGAGTTGGTAGTGTACCTATTCCTAATGAACAAGGATTTAGTGGCAATGAACCTGAAGCCCCTCCACCACCTATGCAATAATAAAGATGCTTGGGAAACATTCATAGAATATATGGATGTACTCATAGAACAACAACACCGAAAGCTAGAGCAGACTATTAATACACAAGAAATGTTTCAGTCCCAAGGTGCTATACAGCAATTAAGATCATTGAAGTATTTAAAAGAGAGAGTTAATGATGACAATTAAATATCGCAGTAGCTACGCAGAAGGCGGTTTCTTAGATGATGGGGAGATCCTAGATCCTGTATCAGGCAATGAAGTACCTACGGGTTCTCTTGCAGAAGAAGTGCGTGACGATATTCCAGCACAGCTAAGTGAGGGTGAGTTTGTAGTACCTGCTGACGTTGTACGTTTCATTGGCTTAGATAAACTCATGAAGATGAGAGAGACTGCTAAGGTGGGCCTTGCTAACATGGAAGCTGAAGGTCAGATGGGTGGTTCACCTGCTCCTATGATGGAACAACCTATGATGGGTGAACCCATGATGAATGATGATATGGAGATGGATGCTCTTATTGATGGCATGGATGGGGAGGACTTTGATAGTTCTGTACAGACATTTGCAGAGGGAGGTTCAGTAATCCCTAACTACAAAGATTACACAGGTCGTGACTACAACGTAGCAGGTACTCCAGAATACCGCATGTATACTAATGGAACAGACTTTAAAAACTTTACTTTCATTGGAGGTAAACCTGTTGAGCCTATACCAGAAGGTTGGACTCCATATATAGACGATGGGGAAGAAGAGGAAGGCGGTCAGGGTGAAGGTGACTCAGTTGAATCTACTACTCAATCTACAGTAAATAGTGGAGCAAGTGGCACTGCTGAAATGACCCGTGACTATAAGAATGATACGGGGCCAGATGGATACCAAGCTGACTTGACTAGATCCACACGCATCCGTAGTCAGCGTATTAATGCGTTAGATGCCATGATTAAACCTAACATGGATCAAGAAGCTACAGACCTTATGTTTGCCTCAATGACTCCACAGGCTCAGGAACTTTACAATAGCAGATTTAAAGACCCCGAAGGATTGGATTCCTATTTTTCAGAGGGCATGGGGGTAGCAGATAGGTTCTTACTTGCACAGAAAACTGCGGATTCTATGAATAATTCAAATGGTGCTATTGAGCAAGGGTCGCAGTACTTGCCTGATGGACGGCCCATTGAATGGAAGAAGATGGTTGGTGGTATTGTCAAAGCTTTCTCAGGGGGTCTTGAGATAGGTGC